GCAAGTAATACTTTGAGTGGTACAACTGCACAATTCAATACTGCACTATCTGATGGCTCTTTCAGAACTGGTTATCAGGCAGGCGAGATTATTGAAACTATTGCTACAGTTGCAGACGGAAGAACAGTAACCGTTCAGTCTGGTTCTTATACTATAGCCAATGTTACCGCTACTCAAGCTTCATCAACATCATATGTAGATATGAATGGAAGTAGTATTTCATACACTCCACCAAGTGGAACAAATTATATTGTATATGAGTATCAATTTAAGATGGATGTAACAGGTTATTCTGGAATTTCTCATTATATATTACTTGTTGATGGAACTGAAGTCATCCCAGCGTATAAAAACTATTCATCAAACTATGCATCAACAAACTGGCATCATGCAAACTTACATACGTCTGTTTATTATGTATTTGATTTAACTGCTAGTAGTGATGATGCTGCAAATGGAAAGTTTTCAAGTTGGAGTAGTGCAAAAGCATTAAAGTGTCAGTTTAGAGGATATAATTCTGGTTATTCAGTCAAAATACACTCTAATGTTTGGAGAAATGGCACTAGTGCATCTTCACCATATAATCTTACTAAACCAATGTTAAGAATACAGGCGATAGCATAATGACAGATATAAATGAAATGACAGACGCAGAAAAAGAAGTAGACATGAATCGTGCATTTGCATATCCATCTTATACAGAACAATTGGATATGTTGTGGCACGCTATTGATGCAGATGCAGATTTAAAAGTTAAGTTTGCAACCTTTTACAATGCGATTAAAACTGTAAAAGATGCTAACCCTAAGTAGATGTATAAATAGTACAAAAGGATAAACGATATGGCAACACCAAACACAAGGGCTACATTCAAAGAATATTGTCTCAGGGCATTAGGTAAACCTGTGATTGAAATCAATGTTGACCCAGACCAAGTAGAAGACAGAATTGACGAAGCACTTCAGTACTTTGCACAGTATCACTATGATGGTATTGAGAGAGTATATCTAAAACATCAAATGTCTCAAGCAGATATTGATAGGGCAAGAAGTGACAATACATTAGGTACTGTAACAGACGTTGATGGTACAAGCACTGCTGTATGGAAAGAACAAAAGAATTATATTCCTGTTCCTTCTAGTGTAGTGTCTATTGTAAAAGTTTTTCCTTTGACTGATAAGTCTACGTTGAATATGTTCGACATTCGTTATCAACTAAGACTAAATGACTTGTATGATTTCAGTTCTACTTCTATGATTCAGTTTGAAATGACTATGCAACACTTAGATTTGCTAGACCATATTCTTGTGGGGGAGACTGTAATACGTCACAACCAACACCAGAATAGATTGTACATGGATGCTGATTTCCAAACAGATTTTGTAGATGGTGATTACATCATCATTGAATGTTATCGTAAACTAGACCCAGCAACATTCGTTGATATATGGGATGATATCTTCTTGAAGAAATATGCAACACAACTCATCAAACAACAGTGGGGTGCGAACCTTTCTAAGTTCCAAGGTATTCAGATGTTGGGTGGAGTTGCACTAAACGGCGAACAGATTTACACGCAGGCACAAGAAGAGTTGAATAAACTAGAAGAACAAATTCAACTTGCATACGAGTTGCCTCCTATGCATATGATAGGTTAAACCATGCCAACTAATGTATATTTCGATACAGGTACAAGACCAGAACAAGCTCTCTATGAAGATTTAATCATAGAGCAACTTCGTATTTACGGACAGGATGTTTATTATCTTCCTCGTAATACTGCTGGTATTGATAATATCTTTGGTGAAGATAAGAGTTCTTCATTTGATGATGCTTATATGATTGAAATGTACGTTGATAATGTAGACGGATATGAGGGTGAGAAAGAACTCATGTCTAAGTTTGGTTTGGACATACAAGACGATGCAACATTCACAGTTGCAAGAAGAAGATGGGAACAGTTTATTTCAGTAGATAATAATCTTTTAGTTTCCTCTCGCCCGAATGAGGGTGATTTGATTTATTGGCCTAAGGGCAATAAGTTATTTGAAATTACATTTGTAGACCATGATGACCCTTTCTATCAGGTTCAGAATCTACCAACATACAAACTCAAGTGTAAGACATTTGAGTATGCCTCAGAAGTTATCGACACAGGTATTGCAGAACTTGATGCGATTGAGGACAATAACTCTTTGGATATGTTGTCACATCAACTATCTTTGGAGACTGCAACTGGAACTGGTGCTATTGCATTAGAGAATTCTGTAGACGGCGCAATAGCGTCCTATATAGTATTAGAAACTTATAACATTGCAAATATTGATGAGAACTCACAAAATGAAGACTTTGAAATTGCAGATGATACAATATTAGACTTCTCCGAAACAAATCCATTCGGTGATGCTGGGATGAAATAATTATGATTGGACAATATTTTTATAATCAATCAACAAGAAATATTGTAGTTGCCTTCGGTACACTATTTAACAATATTCAGTTGACTAAAAAAGACAACAGTGGAAACGTCATTCAGACAATGAAAGTTCCACTTGCATACGGGCCAAAAAACAAATGGTTGGCACGACTAACAGAAGACCCCAACCTTGCAAAGAAGGTTGCAGTCACTCTACCTCGTATTGGTTTTGAGATTTCTGGATTGACTTATGATTCATCTAGGAAACAAAACAAAGTTATTAAAGCAAAGAAGGTATTGGATGGCGCAGACAACGACCAGTTGAAATCTGGTTTCATGCCTGTTCCTTATAATGTAAACTTTGATTTGTATATCTTATCTAAGAGTTCTGATGATGCACTACAAATCGTAGAACAAATTCTACCATACTTCCAACCAGAGTACACAGTAACTTTGAGAGAAGTACCAGAGTTAGAAATCATTCGTGATGTTCCGATTGTACTGAATAGTATTTCCTATGAAGATGATTATGAAGGCGATTTTGCAAGTAGACGTAGTGTTATTTACACTCTAAGTTTTACTGCAAAGTATTACTTGTACGGCCCAGTAACGTCTACAAATGTTATTCGTTCTGTACAGGTTGACCAGTATGCAAATATGCCTGTTAATGCACCTTCAAGGGAACAGAGATATACAGTTGCACCGAATCCATCAAACGCAACTGCACAAGAGTTTGACCCAGATGATGATAACTTCGGATTTAATGAGACAACAAGTTTCTTTGAAGATGCGAAAACTTATGACCCATCTACTGATACAGACGTATAAATAGTACAAAGAATTAGGAAAAAGATATGGCAAGCATTATAAAAGTAAATGAGATACAACATACTGGTGGCACTAGTGCGCTGACTATGGATAGCGGTGGTCGTGTTCTTCAACCAACAAAACCAGCATTTGCTGTAAGAAATGCAAGGAGTTCTTCGTATAGAGGTAACAATCTCTTCGGTGGTTCTGATACTACCGTTATTTTTGATATTGGAAGTGACTTTGCTACATCTGGTGTGAATGATGGTGGGTTTGTTGCACCAGTAGCAGGAGTGTACTCTTTCAGTGTCATGGGTTTCACTAGTAACTCTGCTCAGAACAATGCATCTGGTGGTTTTTATATTGCACTGAACAAAAATGGTAGTGAAACAGGTCATAAAATGTATGGTTATGCAGGTAGCAATGACTACAATAGATTTGATAATACGCAACTATTAGTGTTGATAGCAGGTGATGTTATTAAGGTTGATGTGCCTGGCACTGCTAGCTATGCTTGGGGCGGGTCGGGCGACCCTATTCGAGCAGCACAGTTTCAAGGATATTTAGTGGGATAAAAAAATGGCAATTAGAAAAATTATATCAAGAAGTATCGGAGTTGATGTTATCGCCGCAGAAGATTTGGCGGCAAACTCTGTGACTGCTTCTGAAATTCAAGACGGTGTAATTACACAAGCAAAACTTGCGTTTACTCCTGGCGGTGGTGGTGCATATCAGGGGGATAATAACTCTGGTGCAAGAACAGGTTCTACCGCAGACATTTTCAGAGTACATGAACAACAACTAGATACAAACGTAACAATCGCATCAACAGATAATGCTCTTGCCGCAGGCCCGTTGACAGTCGCATCTTCAGTAACACTCACTGTTAGTGGTAACTTGACA